CCCAGACATTGGAATACTGTATCTAGAACACGAACCTGCTGGTAATATGGAAAAGCTCAAACTGTTTCAACTAAAGGATTTGGGCACAATACTATACTTAGATTTAGATATAAGACTACAAAAACCTATAGATCATTTGTTTGATTACTATCAAGGTATCCCTATGATATGTTATACTTGGTGGAAAGACAAAGGAGATAAGGAAATGCCTATAGAAGAGTTTCCTTATCATAGTAAACATCCTTTATCTAACTTCAACTCTAGTGTAATGATGTGGGAGGACGCTACAAATATATGGCGTCATTATAGTATGAACGAACATAAATATCATAGAAAATATCCTCATGGAGACGATACATTCTTATTCCATGAAGGGTTCACATTTACACATTTTCCTAAAAACGAGATATACTCTTATATGTTTGCAGGGAGAAAATATAGGCCAGAATATACAATATGTTTATTGAATGGACAAGAACAATATCCGGAGATACCAAAAGAATATGATGAACTTTGTATGCATCAAGTGGGGCACTAAATACGAACCACACTATGTAAACAATCTATATCGTATGGTTCAGAAAAACTATACGAAAGACTTCACGTTTACATGTTATACAGATGACCCTGAAGGATTAGAGTGTGATACAAAACCTATACCTGATATAGAACCTTTACATCCTAAACATTGGTTTGGTATAGAAAACTATTGTTGGGATAGATCAAAATTTTTAGTATTCAACTCTCACAATTGGTTAGGTTATATAGGTAAATGGTGTTACTTTGATTTAGATATTATTATACAAGATAACATAGATGACTTAGACGAGTTAGCGTTGAAACCTAGAATGATATATTCTAAATGGGATAATCCACAACATGTTCACGAAAGATTGTTTATAGACATTAGAGGAACACAATATAACTCTAGTATGATGTGTTGGAACCGAGATCAGGCAGAACATATATTCTGGGAAGCAATGGAAGAAGACCAACAAATATTTAGAACATTCTATAAAGGCACTGATAACTATCACTTTTGGCGACAAAGAGACTTTTGGAATAACATTCCATATGATTGGGTGTATAGTTATAACCGAGGAAAAGAATATCCTGATGATTTGGAGACACATAAATATAGAGAAGAATGTAAAATTTGTTTGTTCAATGTAGACAATACTCCGAACAATGAAGGACAAATTAAAATTGATGAATTACAAGATGAGAAATTATTGAGACTTTGGCATGATAATCCTAGTAGCAAATCTGTTAGAAAATAATTATACGCAGACACAAGTCAATGCGTTATACACCCAAGCAAAGAAGCAAATAGAAGACCCTTTCGAGTTCTGGGTATTTACGACAGAAGAGGAGTGTATGAATGAACAAAAGAACAAAGGCTATTTAGATGATATATTGTTTCATGTTCCGAAGTATGGAGAGGATTGGATTGAAATAGACCTAATGGAGAAAACTAAGAAAGGAGATACGCTGTTATTAATAACACCTAACACTTTACTTAACAACATAGGGGACATAGAGACTTATAAGACCAACAAGAAGCATAGACTGTCAGACGGTAATCTATGTTATTTAATTTTCCATAATAACAAAGTTGGTGAGTTATTAAAAGAATGGGAAGAAAGAGAAGATGAATTATTATATGAATATGATGCTTTCCATAATTGGAATATGTTTCCAATATCCGATATGCCTTTCCTACAAGACTCTACATCTGAATATCCAGAAAAATTAGAAGGTGATATTATTGCATTGCCTGATTGGTATGATGACTTTACAGAAGAACAAATAGATCTAATGTATAATAAGGAAACAGACTTATATCCTTACTTGCCTGAAAGAGTAGAATTGTGTTTAACAAGAGAAGAAACAGAACATCAAGAAGAACATTTCTTTGAAAAAGAATTAATAAAAGATACATTCAATGCTGAATATCTACTTAAGGCAAAAATGAAAAGAATTAAATTCGTTAATGATATAGGAGACCCTATTTTAAATCCTGATCTAATAGAAATATCTCATTACTTCATGTCTGATTGGGGCATAGGTGTAGACATGATAACTGAAGGTAATAAACATGATGAGTTATGGTGGAAAAATTTAGGTGTTATGTTTGCAGATTCAGGCAACATAACTTTCAATATAAACACGGGTAATCCAGATAAAAGAATATTAGAAAATGCTACAGCTCTAGTTGAAGTAGGTTGTAGAGTGTTTTGGAGTTATACACATACTAATCAATTAGACAACGATATACAACAAGCAAAGAAGTTATGTAAACAATACAAGTTCTCAGGTTTTGTTTATGACAATAAAGTTCCAGAAGAGAAAAAACCTAAAAAGAAAAAGGTGAAACCAGATCTTCCAGACTATAAACTAATCGAATTGGAGACTCTAGAAACGAGGAAACAAGACGACATATATAAAGAGAGAAAAATAAAATTTTATCCACACGTTAAATGCGAGGGTAAAGTAAACAACCAATTTTATTTGGATGCAACAGGTAATGTGTTTCCTAGTAAACATATTGCAGCAACAGTTTGGGCTGCTTTCAACAGTCCAGAACATGTTACAAAAATTTTATATGAATGGGAGAAAAACAATATAAATAATTTTTCCTTAGAAGATATTTTTAATAATGATTTTTATAAAGGATACTTCAACAATCTATTAAAGTTGAATCCAAGTATTATACACAATGAATTAGGTGGAATATGTTAAAAATAAAGACAGGTATCATAATAGAAGGCAAATTTGAAAAGCACGATACCTATATACAACAAATAAAAGAATCTACTTTCACAACACTCGTTGTTCAGTCTCCTGTAGGGAGTGAATACGATACAAAGTGTTTAGAAATAGTTTCTAACTTAGCATCGGAAGGATTCGTATATGGCGAAAAATATGTTATTGCCAGGAGTCCATTATGAGAGTTAATGTAGTCTGTAGTAAATGGGGAGATAGATATGGTCCACACTTTGTCAATCGTCTTAAGAATATGGCTCGTAGGCATACTGACCCTAAACATGATTTCCATTTTTACTGCTATACAGATGACGCCGAAGGGCTTGACGAAGACATTAATGTTATACCATTTCCCGATATCGATACCATACATCCTAAGTATTGGTTCAGGACTGACGACTTTAAGTATGGCATGGCTAGATGTTGGGACAGACCTAAAACAATGGTCTTCAATACTCACAATTTTGCAGCAGATAAGCCGACGGGACGCTTTATCTTCTTTGATCTGGACGTAATAATACAGAACGACATAGAGCCTTTACTTACCTATAATATGGAAAGACCAACTAAATTAAGAAGTTGGTGGCAAGACCCGCGTCCGATGAAGAGTCGGAGATTTAAATTAGCACACGGAGCATATACTAATGGCAGTTGCCAAGTATGGTCCGACGATCAAGCAGAATGTATATGGGAAGATGTTCTAAAATACAAAGAGAAAATTTGGTTCACATATACAGACGGAACAGACAATTATCATAGTTGGAGATGGGGAGATTTCGGAAAGAAACTCTGGGATCATTTCCCATCTGATTATGCTTATTCTTACAATAGAGGAAGAAGCTGGGACGACGATGATTTAGAAACAGAAATATACAGGGAGACACCAATCCTCTGTGTATTTAATGTAGACTTGTTACCATTCGATGATGGAACAAGAGGACAAGTTAAACAAAATGAATTGGTAGACCCGAGGTTATTAGCACATTGGCAATAAACGTTTATACAGTTAAGTGGGGCAGTAAATATTCTGCCAAACATGTAAACAAGATATTAGAATCTTGTAAGGAGTTTATGTCTGATGATTTTAACTTTTATTGTTTAACTGAAAATCCAAAAGGATTAGAGGAAGAAGTAAATGTCATTCCATTACCTAAGAATAATACCTTAGAGAAATGGTGGAACAAGATGTATCTATTTGATGATAATGTTGTAAGACAAAAAGGAGAGAATTTATTCTTTGACTTAGATATTATTATACAAAAGAACATAGATGATATTGTAAACTTTGACCCTGAAGATTGTTTATGTTTTGGCCAAACACATTGGCACGATTTAGAAACACAAGCAAAAGAAACAGAACACGTTCCACATAGATATACAGATTTGAATTCTAGTATATTAAGATGGAATGATAACTTGGATAAAGAGAACATAACTCTTTATTTTAAAACACACAAAGAAAAAATATTATGGTATTACAGAGGTATAGATAACTTCTTTATGCACAAAGGAGTAGCAAGAATAAAATACTTTCCTATAGGTTGGTTCTATTCTTATAACCAAGGTTATATCTATCCTCATGATGTGGAGAAACATGTCTTTAGACAGATACCATATGTTTGTTTATTTGATTCAATGGGAAGAAAAGAAGATGTTAAATTTTAATTTTTTAAATAATATGAGGCATTGGGGCGACGGACTTGCTAAGGTTGAGCATGAAATGAAACACAAGCACGACGACTTTAGACAAGCTCTAAATCCTAATACTATGGATGCTGCCATATGGTTAGTAGAGGAACTGAAAAAGACTCTAGAAGAAAACTATATGAAAGAAGAACAATATAATATTCTTGTGCTTAATAGTTGGTTAGGTATTCCACTTGTCCCTTTACTATGTGAAAATCTATCGGTGGGCGAATTGCACCTAGTAGACATCGATAATGAAGCCTTAGAACTCTCTAAGGTGTTTAATAAGCACTATATAGCAGAAGAATATATAAAGGTTAATCACTGGAATTTAGATATTCCATTTGCCTTTGATGAGTTAAATCAACTCAAGGTTGATATAGTTATTACAATGGGAGCAGAGCAAATGTATCCATTGAAAGAACTAAGAACTGCTAATAAGCATGCAATATTTGCCGTGCAAAACTCTAATGTAATTGAAGAGATGTATGGTATTAATTGTGTTGATAGTGAGAAAGCATTAATAGAAAACGCAGGACTTAAGAATACATTCTATACAGGAAAACAAAAACAATTCTATTATGATTGGAATGGTAAAGTCTATTTTGATAGGTTCATGGCAATTGGTAACAAGTAATAAATTAAGAAGAGCACTACACGAAGCATCAGTGGATACCTTGATTGGCGCAATAATTATGTTCCCATTGAGTGTTGCAATTATTAAGGCATGCATTGACTACGCAGGCACCTCGTCTGAGATGGCTGCGTTTATTAATTTTCTGGGATTGACTGGTATTGCTATTGTAAGAAAAGCTTTAGTCAGATTAAGATTTGAGAATAAGTATTCTAAAAATTAATATGCCACATTATAAAATCTGCAAATATAAAAAGTGCAAGATATATAATAACCAAAGCAATAACTAACTTAAACATAAACATTAAAAAGTTAGGTAAAAATTTTATTGCCAAATATAAGAGTGCTATTAGTCCGATGATTTCAAGCATGCTATTTCCTCAAGATGTTGTTCTACTTCTTCCCAAAGCATATGACCTTTAACGTCATCACTCCAGCCCAATAGAGATTGTCCAATAAAACCTTTCTCACTATCCATAGGAGCAATCTCCCATTTGTTTAGTTGATCACGGCCTTTGTATGGACCACCATAAGAACCGTCATGGCATATTACACTCATGCCATAACCATTCTTAAATTTATAAATCTTCTGAATACCATTATAGACTGGCTTCTGAGTCATTGTCATTTGAATTACTTTCATTAAAAGTTTCCTGGTTCTACCTGTAAAGTTTTAATTCCAATACTTCTCCACATGTCAACGATTTGATTTCTATCGTCTAATGCAAAGTCAATGTTGTAACCTAAGATTGAAATCTTAGCATTGTAGATTTCTTTCTTGACTTCGAAGTCAGGTCTGTAATCATCACCAGCTCTCATAAAAATATGATCGTATGGCACGTCATGATTATCTAACCACTCCCTAGTCAATTCATAAACATCAACACCTTTCCTACTGTCAGGTCTACCTGAAGTAATTAAGATTTTGTAGCCTACTGCAGAATACATTCTAACCATATTAATAATATGGTAGTCAGGTCTATCATCACCTACCAAGTGGTATTCATGATGTCCTCTAGTTTGATTTCCATCCACATCAAAGTGATGTGCTAAAGTTCCATCAATGTCTACGATTAAAGCGTCGTTCATTATGCTGCCTCGATTTTTGCTAATCTTTCTTGTCTGTAATCCAGGGCACCTTCACCTAAGTAAATGTTGCCGTCGTCTGCTCTATACAAAGTGCTAAGACTTTTTTCTTGGTCTTTGTTCTTTTGTATTAGTGAGAACTCTGCTTGTTCCAAAGTTATAGCACCAATTTGAACGAAGTCCAATAACATGTCTGCGAATGGAACTTCACCGTTTGATTTCCATACTGTAAGACCATCTACTTGAGCTGTGTCTTGAAACTTCATTTCAATACTCTTATCCCAAATGTTACCATTAGGGTCTGCTCTAAGTTGATCTGTAAACAGAACATCACCTGTAAAAGTTTTGTTCTCATCATGGATTGAAGCCATTCCGTATCTTTCTTTACGAACTGTTTCGCCTGCTATTGTTACTTCGTTATCTAGTATCATAATTTTTAGTCCTCACTTTTTTAAATTATGTGTATATTATGCAGTCTGGCGAACCAATTGTCAACCCTTTTTTTGAAATCTTTTTGAATCTTTTGCCCTTATAGAACAAGGACTTAGGAGAGATGTTCGGCAGATTCGCCTGAAATATCTTCAACCATGTTACGCCACATGTCCAAATGAGGGATAACAAAGCCAAATGTGAGCCTAGGTTCGTATGTTCCAGCACAATGATAGTAGACTTTATCAGGTTCTCTGCCCCTGCCATAATAGCCTACTTTACATGTCCAACCACCAGGGTCTTGCATATGAACCACTTCATGTTTTGTTCTGTCTGGATTAGGCTCTCTGTATTTAAAAAAGCCTGTGCCGTTTTCTGTGTAAGATAATAGTATGTTGTAACCATGTGCATTCCAATTATTGTGCCAACCCATAAAGCCACCTTCTGGATAGTAAACATGAACCGCCTGGAATGCTGCTCCTGTAAATGCTAATAGTTCCTCAGATATATCTTCGTAAGGTTTCATAAACGGTTCGCCATGTGCCTTTTGATTCAAGTCATAAGCATAAGTCCATTCAGGAAAACCTTCATGTTCACCATCTTTGGCAACAATTAGTTCCATGTATTCATCAGAACAATAGTATTCTATATCTCCTTCTTCAGGATATTTAGGATTATCTTTTGCTAGTTTATTTAAAGGACTAAGGTCTTGTTTGAAAAACCAATCCGAGTAGGGTGTTAGTATGTCTAATAATTCTTGTGATATATCTGTCTTAATCATTTCTTGTGAACAACATGTTGAGGTATTGTATAATGATACATTACACGTTCCTCATCTCCTAGTTCATCTTCTGTGTAACCATTAACAAAGTTCCATTTACAATGTAAATCTTCTGCCCACTTTACTCCATGTTCAGAATTGTTAAGAAGTTTCCACATAGTGAACGTATCCCATTTTCTACAATCTTCGGGATAATTACCTATATCATTTTTAGGATCTTGTTGATATAAAAATTCTCCATACCAACTATCCATCAATGCTAAAGTTTGTGGATTATTTCTATATATAAACATTCCACAATGTGCTGTCATTTCTTCTGTGTTTGTAAGTTTAGTTACCTTAGCATTATAAGGTCTTATTTTTGTAAATATTAAATCTAAATCATCTGGTAATTGATCAAATATATTTTCTATTTCCTCACTCTCACAAACCATATCAGCATCAAAGTAAACTGTTTTACCTTTGTATGGTGTCTGAGATAACGCCCATAGTTTAGCTCTTATATGATTAGGAACTTCCCAATGAACTATCCAATCTGCATGATTCCAATCAGTAGGTTTTATCCATTCTTCGTGAGAAGTAAATACTGTAATATGTGCTTCTGGATAAAATAGTTTTATGGATTCAGCTAGTTCTATAGCTGCTTTATAAAATGCCTCGAACATAGAGGCAACGATAACAAATCCGTTATCAGGGAAATCAGGTAAGTTTTCCTTCTTCACGCAGTTTCTCCATTAGTAATATAGTTGTATAACCTTGAACTTCCATAGGAGTCTTTGCCTTACGAATTAATCTTTTTATTTCTGTGTTCTTAGATTCTTTAATTGTAGGTATTTCAAAGGCTTCTAGTTTAGAATTGAATAACATTTCTTGTCTAGCTCTTGCAGCTTGACTTTCCATTCTCTGCAAGCGCTTTTTCTTATTTTCATCACGACGCTTCAGTCCTTCTGCTGTATTAGCATCTATTTGTTCTTCTCCAAACTCTTCCATGATTCTTTTATAGTCTGGATTAGAACCATCGTTGTCTTGTATAGATGCTGTAGCTCTTGTGCCATTAGGATAGTTAATAGTAACTATCATATGCTTGGCTTCCTTATTAGACCAATAAGGAAATTCAAATTCGTATTTGTTTTTCTTTTCTTCTTGAGCTGGTGTTACGTCGAGATCAATATTCTTCTTCGCCTTTGCCATAATATCTCCATAATGTAAATGTATTTATATAAGTTTTAAGCAGTTCTTAACCACAGTTTTACCGAAGAAACATCTTCCTCTGCTGACAATACTGTATCTCCAGCATACGTTCCAGAATAACTTCCTGTATAGTCGCCTGAGTATGTGCCTGTGTAATAACCTGTGTAAGTTCCAGAATATGTTCCTGCATAGTTAGAAGTTCCTGTATAGTAACCTGTATAACTTCCTGAATAAGCTCCGGAATATGTTCCTGCATAGTTTTTAGCACCTGTATAATATCCTGTGTAGTTACCTGTATAGGTTCCTGCATAGTTACCTGAATACCAAGTGCCTGCATAACCTGAATAAAACTGTCTATATGAACCTGTGTATGTTCCTGTATAGTTGCCAGAGTATGTGCCTGAATAACCTGATGTTCCTGTGTATGTTCCTGTATAGTTACCTGTATAAGAACCAGAGTAGGAACCTGCATAGTTTTTGGCTCCTGTATAAGAGCCTGTATAGTTTCCTGTGTAGTTACCAGCATATGCTCCTGCGTAACCACCTGTGTAGGTTCCTGAATATGAACCTGTGTAGTTCTGTGATGCTACTTGTTGTCTTGTATCTGTAAAAGCATCTCCCATCTGTGTCCATGTTCCTGTTTCAGATGGTGTTCCGTTTTGTAATTTGTAAGTTCCAACACCTTGTGTTGTAGAAAAGTTTTCTACGATTCTATTTCTAAAGTTAGGAACAATTTGTTCCATCTCAGCTACTGACATTTCCTTAATACCGTTAGAACCTTCTACTTTGCAGGGTTTGTAGTTGGAATTAGCGCTAGTTGTAGCTGCTGTCTTTTGCCAAATATATTTTGTTACTGAATCGCCGTCGACTTGTGTATCGACTAATGTGTATCTTGCTGTCCATGTGCCACCACTTGGTGCACTTGCTGATAAATGATATTGTCCTACAGTATAGTCTCCTAATCCAACCATATCTGCTATGACTTTATCTATAATATCTGTATCTAGTTCGGTGTCTGTAAATTCGTTTATACCAACATTACCTGAGGTTTCGTAACCTACCATTCTGTTAGTAATACTTTCTGACGCTGCTGCTGTTACTTGTTTAGCTGTATAAACATTAACGTTGGAAGTTGCACCATCTGTTGGGTGAGTTCCAATTGCGTCGTCTCTTTTTGTATCTGTAACACTTCCAATCGTTGTGCCTGCGCCTGAACCGTCAGTTGTAACATTTAGTTCTGCTGTTCCAGAACCATTTGTGTTGTCTGCGAAATCTTTTGTTATAATCGCTGATATATACTGCTCGATTTCTGTATCCGTCATCTCCTGCAAACCTTGAAAGTTTGATGAGCTAACCGGATATGCCGATGCCTTGATTCGAAGTGGTCTCATGTTAATTTACTCTTGTTCCGCTACTATTGTATATGACAACAGGACTCATCCTGTTCCATTTAGTTGCACTTACGCCTACCAATCTCAAGCTGTGTCCTGCTCCTAGGTCTATAGCTGCGTTTGCTGAACCTGAATCAATACTTTCACCTGAATGTGGATATACCTTAATTGTTGCCGATGTGTCATTAAGTATAAATGCTTCCAATCCTGTTGATGTGTCTGGAAGTTTTACACCTTCTGCTGAACCCGCTGTTGCCGAAGTTACAATATTATATGTCTTTGTAAGTGCTGTAGCTGTTCCTTGGCTGTTACCAGCTCCTGCTACTGCTGCGCTTGTAGACAATATAGAACCACCACCTACAGTTAATGTTGATGTAGTTGTAACTGTTGCAAAAGACGGACTGTCGCCTGACTCATATTTGGCTGTATTAAGAGACGTAAAGTTGCCGTCTACCTCATTATTGGTAAGCGGACTACCTTTCGCTGATCTTAAAGTTAGTGATGCCATTTAATTTTCCCTGCTTAGTTATTTAATTTATTTACAATTACATCCAAAACATTTCTAATTTCAGAAATTTCGGACTTTAAAGTATTTATATCATTTTCATACTCTAGGACCTTCTGCATTTGAATTCTTTTTAATTTATATGCTCTCAGTCCTTCCGAATTATTTGAAAGAATTGCTTTGGAATTCTTATCCCTCACGAAGTTACGTTCTCCTTCAATATTTATTATATCTTTTTGAGTCCCTAACTTTTTCATAATTATACCTGCAACGCTATGGCTCTCAAGTCTTTAAACATTGGAACCTTCGTTGTATCATTACTTAACGGCACAACCTTAATTGCATATACCTTGAAACCTCTAAAGGTTGTTGTTGTAGGTGCTGCTGCTGTTGCCGTTGCCGAACTACCGTCACCTGTTATAGTAACAGTAGGTGTAGATGTATATCCTCTACCTGGGTCAGTTACTTGTATAGCCGTAACAGCTCCACCACTTATTGTAGCTTTTGCCTTAGCTCCGTAACCGCCACCGCCAGTAATACTTACTACTGCTGAACCGTAACCTGAACCTCCTGCATTAACTGTAATGCTAGGTATTCCTGCTACGTCATATTCGAATATATTACTGTTTGAACTTTGTGTTCCCCAACCTCCAGACTTAGCTGGTATTTTATAAGAATACTCTACAAATTTTTCTGGAGCATTCTCTGGTGGAGTTGTATTGGCTTCTAGTTCATGCCAATAAATGTCTTCTTGGAAGTCTCCTGTATCTGCTGCGTTCAATAATTTAGCATATACTTTTAGACTTGCACCTGTTGGTATTTGTGCGTCCAAGTAGACTTGTAAATCTTCTGCGTCTTGTCCTTCTTCTAGAATAACACGTCTTGTTATATATCTTGATGATGCGTTACCACCTGTTCTACCATTTTCGTTTGTAGAATCGTTATTAACATTATTCAATATACCTAACAAGTCTGCTTGGTTTATGTCAATATATGGTGATGTATTATCATTAAATGTTTCAAATGTAAGTTTTACTCTTCCTGTTTTTGTGCCTGAGTAAGTTCCTTGTTCATTTGCATAACTGTAAATTGTTTTTTCTGTATCTAAAGAATGTGTAGTTTCAAAATCTGCTTCTACAAAACTTGTTGTATTTGCCGAACCTGCACCTGTATTTGTTAGTGCTAATTCTGCTTTTGCAGATGTTCCTGAACCTGGTTTTATAATACCTATATTTACAGCAACGTCATCAATAATTTTATCTCTGAATGATGATATTTTACCATAACCTTCGTCTGTTCCTATTAACATGTTAGGTGCAAATGTGCCTGTAAATGTTTTTATTGTATTATATTTGTGTAAACTATTCCATTCCCATACACTACCTGCGTTCAATGTAACTGTTCCTGTTGCTTGTGTTCCTGAACCAGGAGCTGCTATTGTCATTGTAGGTGCTAATCTGTAACCACTACCTGGATTAGTAATAGTAATACCTGTTACTGCTCCGCCACTTACTGTAGCAGTAGCTGTAAGTCCTGTTCCTGTGTCGTTTGTAGCATTTGTAAATGTTACTGCCGGAGCTGAGGAATAACCTGAACCTCCTGCTGTAACTGCTGGTGTAAATCCATTAACGTATTTACCAGGACTTAATTTCTTAGCAGTCATTGACCATTCGTTGTCATCATAGTTGACCCAATCAACATCTGAATTGACTAGGTGTCCTGAGAATGCTGTTCCTTTCTTAAATCTGCAACGTCTAATATTGAACATTATGTCTTTCTTCTGCTCTGGACTCCATGTTCTATTGTTAGCAGATGTAAACATCATACCTGCATGAGGTTGTTTTGTAATTCTTTCTGTTGTTCCTTGTTGGTTTTCTCCTAACTCTGCAATCCAAAGATTGTATCCTTCGTCATCGTTCTCTGGTTTAGGAACAAAACAATATTCTGTATCGTTTCTTAAATATACAGGCTCGTTAAATTTGAACGAAGTTGGAACGAATGTAGTATTACCACCACTTTCTGTTGATGTGCTAATCTCATTAGGTTGTAAATATTTACTACCACCAGGAACAATTCTAGGTCCTGGAACACCATTAATAACTTCTCTAATTTGTAAGTCTACACCATTTGTTCCTGATGCTGGTTTTGTTTTGAAATATAGTAATATATCACTAATAAACACACCACCTTCTGCACCTTCTACTCTAAATGTTTGTGCTAATGGGTCACCAAAATTGATTGGAAGTGGAAACTCAAAATCAAAGTTCCATTCAAAATCTAAGATAGGTTCTATTTCTACTACCGGAGGTGGAGGGGGATCAGGTATTGGTGTAGGTGTAAATATAGGTAAGTTTATATTTGACCAACCAAGTGTTCCCAAATCTACAGGTCCGAAATCTATAGGCGGTATCTCAATAACATCTACCACTACTTCTGGTGGAAGAACCGGTGAGGATGGTTCTGCAGCTGGGCCTGAAGGTCCTGTTGGGCCTGTTGGGCCTACGGGGCCTGATTGTCCTACTGGTCCTGGTAATCCTGGAGGTCCAGGAGGACCTACAATTTCTATTGTCTCTTGTATAATTACAGGAGCGGGTGGTGGAGGCATAGGTGTTCCTGTGCCTATTGAAATGTCTGTGGATACATCAGTTACCACCCTACTATCTGAGAATTGTGTAGAATTAACCGTTGCAGTTTTCAATGATATGATTGTGTCTTGTGTCTTTTGTCTTAAACCTGATGATTCGTAATTTGCTACTGCTGATGTTGTAGCACTTTTATCTTTGTTTATAGAACTGTCTGTAAGTTTAAATGCCTTAACACCTGTTCTAAATTGTCCTTCAGGTATTAAGAAACTTCCTTGAACTCTTCCATCAGCATCTGTTGTAAGTGCTCCACCTAATGAACCTTGATGAGGTGTAACATGTGATGAAATATCTTCTCCATCAAAGAATGGATAAACTCTTGTATTTGGTTTTAGCCTTGTAGCAATAAACACTACGGCTCTTGATCTCATAAACGGAGCAATGGATACGTCTACTACTTTTTCTCCTAAGCTCTGTTCTTCTGTATTAGCACTGATATCAATGCTAGTTCCTTGTCGGGTTTGTGCCTGCTCTGTCGTAACAGTTGTAAATAATGAATTCTGACTTGTTCCTGAACCTCCACTACCTCTTCCGAATGTATTTAGTTCTTGTGTGCTTGTAGAAACTACGTTTGCTGCACCTGTGTTTTCCCATGAACCCCATTGTGTTCCCCAAGCATTTGCCATGTTTTCCCATGCATCGTAGTTACCATCAAAGTTTTTAGTAACTGCTGGTTGAACATCTGTAGCAACAAAGTTATCTACATCTGGTGTTAATACAATATCTCCATAATAGTGGAATAGTAATTCTTTAACTAGGTTTTCTGTTTGTGATGCTTTAGGTTGAACAGCATAATTTACTACTTCATAAGGTAGTGTAATTACTGAACCTGTTCTAACAAGTTTTGTAAGTTCTGATTGATTACCTATATCTGTATGTGGCCTTAATGATATGTTTTCCATATCAAAGAATGGCCTAGCATGTTTCTTTTTAGGGTCAATAGATATCTTATAGTCTGGGTCTAATACAGCACCAATGTTATGTCCTGTCATTGGGTCTACTAAGATACCATTTTTAAATCTATCAACACCACTAGAGTTTACGATTGTTTGTTCTTTTGCGTATGTTTCTAATAAATTAAGTGATGCGTAATACTCTAGGTTTTTAATTCTATTTTCTAATGCTCCAATATCTCTCATTGTAAAACGTTTGAAAGATAATTGTTGAACTTTGACAGCGTAATCAGGTCTGCCTACTTCCCTAGCTCTATCTGTTGATAAACAAGGATAAGGTGGCAAGTCTATAGTTGCCATTGTCATACATTTTTCTGGCTCTGCTGGTAATACAGGATAGTCTCCGTATGGACCTTCTACTTGTCTAATATTACCATCAAAGTCTAATATTACTCTTAGTTTTTTACCTTGATATCTAATGTAATCTGTTGTAAATGTTTTAACAGGAACAGGGTTTGTAAGTCCGTTACCTGGTCTATCTACTACTTCTAATATGTCTGGGTTTTCAACTAAACTTCCTATTACACTACCGTCTGTAGGTGTAACTGTATCTAATATTCTAGGACGGAAGTCTAACGAATCTCTTAGATCAAAGTCTCCATGTTTGGAAGATCTAAATACTGGAATTTCTTCTGTTCTAATTGTAGATGCTGCTGGACTTGCACTATCATCTACAGGATAACTGTCTACAATACTAAACGTTGCTTCTGTAACAGTTTGTGAGAAGTATGAAAATTTAACTAACAAATAATCATACGTTGAAAGGTTTAGTGAACTACTTCCTTTCTTTATAATTTTAGCATGTCCTACTGCATTGTCTTTTTGTCCGTTATCAAATCTAAAATCAGACGTTACGTCTATACCATCTGTTAATGCTGTAAATGCTGCTGTATGTGCTCTAACTTCTTTTAGTTTAAATCCATCAGAAACACCTAGTTGATATTCTCCGTTTGTTCCTGCAGGGTGTGTATTTGTATTAATTACAACATACTTATCGTCTTGTAGAGCTTTAGCAACAGGGGCTGCGTCTGTTTTAAGAACATTTACATATATTCTAACATCATCAGAACCACCACCAATAGTTATACCACCACCTGCTAATGTAATAGTCATGGATTGTGAACCTGATAGTGTAACTGACGCTGCGTCTATATCAATTAAATCTCCTGCTGCAATTGTGTTTGTAGAGCCATCTACAAATCCATTCTTGGCAACCATTACAATGTTAGCAAGTTTAATTGTGTCTGTTAGTTGTGAACCTGAAGTATCATAAGGGAATGTTTCATCGCCTGTAAGTGTAATTGTAACAGAACCTGTTCCTGCTGTTAATGATACATCAAACTCTTTTGTGTATTGGAAAGTGTGATCGTATGTGCTACCTGTATCTGCTTTTAATGTTTTAATATTATTATTAGGTAAAGCAAATATCATCTTGTTAGCAGATGCTTCTTTTATTTCTGATTTACCACCTACTAAAACAACATCTGCTGTTCCGTCTATAACACCATCTTCGTATCTTACACCTTTAATACTTTCTGAATTACTAGATGTTAAATTAATATCATATAGATAAAGTCTGTAAACAGCTGCTGTTCCCATGATACCGGAACCTGCTGTTCCACTTTCATAAGATAAATGCCTTGCTTTTGCTGTTCCTATTTTATTACCTTGTGCAACTGCATTGTTGTTTTGTGCTGTGTCATATAGATCTACAGTTCCACCACCATCAATATCCCATATACCTCTTACTTTGTTTATTTGTAAGTAGTTTCCATATGATGTTGAAATTGGAACACCTTCTAATGTTTGTGTTCCTTCTGGTTTTCTGATGATAACATTTCTTGTTTGGTTTAGTGTTCTTTTGAAACCGCCTACATAAGATACACCAGGTGCTACACCAATAACAAGACCATCTCTATTACCGCCTTGTGCTGCTGTAAATACACCATTGTTTGTTCCGCTATTAAAGTGTTCCCTAACACCTACTGTCATTCCTTTTACAACATAGTTACCTGACTCGTCGTATGTTCTGTTTGCAAGTATATCTCCTAATCCTGCTAAAGGATTATCTACTACTCTATTATGGAATTGTCCTCCGTCTTTTACTTGATAATATAAGTAAAAGTTTTCTGGA